GTGAGGCTAACCGGATATTCTTCATTTTCTGGGAAGCTGTCAAGGCTGACAATAGGGCATTTGGCATGTGCTACCTTAAGATTCGACGCTCTGGATTCTCATTCATGGGCTCGTCTGAGTCAGTCAATATCGCAACTGTTGCAAAGGACGCAAGAGTTGGCATCCTATCTAAGACTGGTGGTGATGCCAAGAAGATGTTCACGGATAAAGTGGTTCCCATCAACAGTAACCTGCCGTTCTTCTTTCGTCCGGTAATGGATGGTATGGATAATCCGAAGACTGAGCTGGCGTACCGTGTCCCCGCATCTAAAATCACTAAGAAGAACATGTCCAACACGGAGGTTGACGAGGTGGAGGGACTGAACACTACGATTGACTGGAAGAACACGGCAGACAACAGCTATGATGGTGAGAAGCTGCAGCTTCTGATTCATGACGAATCAGGTAAGTGGGTCAAGCCGGACAACATCCTCAACAACTGGCGAGTAACGAAGACCTGTCTGCGGTTGGGCTCGAAGATTATCGGCAAGTGCATGATGGGTTCTACTTCAAACGCTTTGGACAAGGGTGGTGAGAACTTCAAGAAGTTGTACTACGACTCAGATGTTACCAAGCGAAGCCCAAATGGTCAGACCAAGAGTGGTCTGTACTCGCTGTTCATTCCAATGGAGTGGAACTTCGAGGGTTACATCGACATCTTCGGAATGCCAGTGCTCAACACTCCAGAGAGTCCAATCAAGGGCATCGATGGCAACTTGATAAAGATGGGAGCCATTGACTACTGGGAGAACGAGGTGGCGTCGCTTAAGTCAGACCCAGATGCGCTCAACGAATTCTACCGTCAGTTCCCGCGCACGGAGTCGCACGCGTTCCGTGACGAGAGTAAGTCTGCGCTGTTCAATCTGACTAAGATATACCAGCAGATTGACCACAACGACGCTACCATCAAGGAGCACTTCATCACTACTGGCTCGTTCCACTGGAAGGATGGCGTCAAAGACTCTACGGTTGTATGGGTGCCCGACCCGCGTGGACGGTTCCGTGTATCGTGGATGCCGCCGTCAAAACTACAGAACAATGTTATTAAGAGAAATGGACTATTCTATCCTGGCAATGAACACCTTGGCTCGTTTGGGTGTGACCCATATGACATATCCGGAGTTGTTGGCGGTGGCGGCTCTAACGGCTCACTTCATGGAATGACCAAGTACCACATGGATGACGCACCCGTCAACGAGTTCTTTCTTGAGTATGTCGCCCGTCCACAGACGGCGGAGATATTCTTCGAGGAGGTGCTGATGGCATGCGTGTTCTATGGTATGCCAGTGTTGGCGGAGAACAACAAGCCACGTCTTCTGTATCACTTCAAGAATAGGGGGTACCGTGCGTTCAGTACCAACAGACCGGACAAGCCACTAGCAAATCTGTCAAAGACAGAGCGAGAGCTGGGTGGAATCCCGAACTCAAGTGAGGAGGTCAAGCAGGCTCACGCTACCGCAATCGAGTCGTATATTGAGAAGTACGTAGGCGTCGACTCAGAGGGCACCTACAGAGACGCAGATGAGATGGGTAACATGGTGTTCACTAGAACATTAGAGGATTGGGCTCGCTTCGACATCAATAACAGAACGAAGTTTGACGCCACCATTAGCTCCGGGTTAGCGATTATGGCTAATCAAAAGCACATGTATCAACCCGAGAAAAAGCAAACCAAAATAAGCATTAAATTTGCTAAATATAACAACAAGGGCCGTACTAGTGAGCTCCTAAACAGATGAAAGAAGTCGAAGTCAACATATTAGCGGCTAGCTTTCCCAGCCAGTTCGTTTCTGATGCTGAGAAAGCGTCAAAGGAGTATGGCCTACTTGTTGGGCAATCCATTCAGTATGAGTGGTTTAAGAAAGACGGCACGTCAAGATACTACGACCAGTGGCGTGACTTCAATCGTCTTCGTCTCTACGCTAGAGGTGAGCAGTCGGTAGCCAAATACAAGAGCGAGCTTGCCATTGATGGTGACCTCAGCTACTTGAACCTAGACTGGACTCCGGTGCCCATCATCCCTAAGTTCGTTGACATTGTTGTCAATGGCATGAATGACCGTCTGTTCAGCGTACGTGCATACGCTCAAGACGCGATGTCGGCAGAGAAGCGCAACCAATATCAGGACATGATTGAGGGCGACATGGTCGCTAAGGATGTGCTCACCAAGATGTCTGAGCAGTTTGGCATCGACCCATTTGTGGTTGACCCAATGGAGTTGCCGAAGGATGACGAGGAGCTGAATCTGCACATGCAGCTGAAGTACAAGCCAGCCATTGAGATTGCTCAAGAGGAGGCCATCAATACCATCTTTGCTGAGAACCACTACCAAGATACTCGTAAGCGAGTTGAGTACGATATCACTACCATCGGCATCGGTATTGCTAAGCATGAGTTCTTGGCTGGAGCTGGTGTTCAGGTGTCGTACGTTGACCCGGCCAATGTGGTGTACAGCTACACCGAGGACCCATATTTCAAGGATTGCTTCTACTGGGGAGAAATTAAGACCGTGCCAATCATTGAATTATTGAAGATTGACCCGACGCTTACCAAGGAGAACTTGGAAGAGATATCGAAGTACAGTCAAAGCTGGTACAACTACTACAACGTGGCTCAGTTCTACGAGAACGACATCTTCTACAGAGACACAGCTACGCTGATGTACTTCAACTACAAGACAACCAAGAAGTTTGTCTACAAGAAGAAGATTAGCGAGACCGGTGGAGCACGCGTAATTGAGAAGGATGATACCTTCAACCCGCCTGTTGAGATGATGCAGGAGAATGGCTTTGAGAAGATTGAGAAGACCATCGATGTATGGTATGAGGGCGTAATGGTCATGGGTACCAACATCCTGCTCAAGTGGCAGATGATGGAGAACATGGTTCGTCCTAAGTCGGCATCTCAGAACGCCATGCCTAACTACGTAGCTGTTGCTCCACGTATGTACAAGGGCAACATCGAGTCGCTGGTGCGTCGGATGGTTCCATTCGCTGACCTTATTCAGATTACACACCTGAAGCTACAGCAAGTGATTTCACGAGTTGTGCCAGATGGTGTATTCATTGATGCTGATGGACTCAACGAAGTAGACCTTGGCACTGGAGCTGCATACAACCCAGAGGACGCACTTCGTCTGTACTTCCAGACTGGTAGCGTAATCGGTCGCAGTTACACCGGAGATGGTGAGTTCAACAACGCACGCGTTCCAATCCAGCAGCTCACATCGAGCTCAGGACAGTCTAAGATGGCTGCTCTGATTGCGAACTACAACCACTACATGGACATGCTGCGAACAGTCACTGGTCTCAACGAGGCTCGTGATGCGTCTACGCCTGACCCCAATGCACTGGTTGGCGTACAGAAGCTCGCTGCGTTGAACTCTAACACGGCTACTCGCCACATCCTTGATGGTGTTCTATTCATGACACGCACGCTCTCAGAGGCTCTGTCGTGCCGTATCTCTGACATCCTTGAGTACGCTGACTTCCGTGATGAGTTCGCGCTTCAGATTGGAAAGCACAATGTGCGGCTGCTCAATGAGATTAAGGACTTGTACCTGCACGACTTTGGAATCTTCATCGAGATTGCTCCAGACATGGAGGAAAGAGCTCAGCTCGAGGCCAATATCCAAATGGCATTGTCTAAGGGCGACATCAATCTTGAGGATGCCATCGACATCCGTGAGATTAAGAACATCAAGATGGCGAACCAGCTGCTGAAGGTCAAGCGCAAGAAGAACTTCGAGCAGATGCAAATGGCAGACATGCAGAAGCAGCAGATGCAGGCGCAGATTAATATGCAGTCACAGCAGATGTCAGCTCAGACCGCGGCTCAAAAGATTCAGCTTGAGTCACAGGCCGAGATGCAGGTCAAGCAGGCAGAGATTGCATTCGACATCGAGAAGATGCGCGCTGAGGCCCAGTTCAAAAAAGAGCTGATGGCTGAGGAGTTCATGTACCAAATGAAACTGAAAGGCGTTGAAGTTGATGGCATTAAGGAACGTGACCGCATGAAGGAAGACGAGAAGGCCAAGCGGATTGACCGTCAGAATACTCAGCAGTCTAAGCTCATCGAGCAGCGTCAGCAGAAGGCTCCAGCAATAAGTTTTGAGTCCAACGAAGACTCATTAGATGGGTTTGACTTCGCGGAATTCGAACCTAGATAGCGTGTTCTAACACGCTTTATTTTTTTTGTATAATTTTGTATCAAATTCAAATCTATGGAATTCACAGTAAAAGAAGTAGCAGCTGTTGAGGCCAAGTCTGTTCAAGAGATTGAACAGGAGCTTTTAGATAAGCACGAGGCCGAGCTAGCTGGACAAGATGGTGACGCAGCGGAAGCTGCAGAACTGCAAGGCGGAGAGGCTCAGGCCGCTGAACAAATTGCTGAGCTGAAGGAGGAGGACGTTCTTTCATTTATTGGAAAGAGATTCGGAAAAGAGATTAAGTCTCTGGACGAACTGGCGCAGGAGCGCCAAGAATCAGACCCTCTCCCTGAGGACGTCGCCGCATATCTCAAGTACAAAAAGGAAACGGGTCGAGGCATCAAGGACTTCATGAAAGTAAATGAAGACTTTGAAGCCAAGGACCCAGACAGCTTATTGGCTGAGTACTACGCATCAACGCAAGAGGACTTAGACGGTGACGACATCGCGTTCATGCTCAAAGAGCAGTTCGGGTACGATGAGGAACTGGACGAGGAGTCTGACGTTAGGCGTAAAAAGCTCGCCAAGAAAAAGGAACTCGCGAAGGCGAAGAAATACTTTGAGGAGCAACGAGAGAAATATAAGGCACCCCTTGAGTCAAGTGGCGTGTCTTCTTCTGGAGTTGACCAAGAAGCATTACGCTCTTACCAAGAGTATCTCGCTAGTGCCAAGACCGCCCAAGATGAAAACCAAAAGCGGTATGATTGGTTTCAGAAGAAGACTGACGAGGTCTTCGCTGACGGATTCAAAGGTTTTGAATTTAACGTCGGTGACAAGTCTCTCGTCTTTACTCCTTCTGAGATTGCGGAAGTCAAGAAGGCTCAGTCTGACATCTCGAACTTCATTGGAAAGTACGTGAATCAGGATGGCCTTATTGCTGACGCCAAAGGGTATCACAAGGCGCTAGCTGTAGCCATGAATCCGGAACGCTTTGCTAAGTTCTTCTACGAACAAGGCATGGCAGACGCCGTTGACGATTTGTCAAAGAAGTCGAAGAACATCAATATGGATATTCGCTCGACTCCTCAGCAAGTTAACAAAGGTGGATTCAAGGTTGCGGAATCTGCTCAGAGTTCAGGCTCTGGGTTGAAAATAAGAAGCAAAAAATAACCAATAAAACCTTTCTAAAATGGCAGGTTCAGTACAGTCGGTCCCCGGATTCGACCTACAACCCAGTGCAGAGCGCGTAGCGCTTAGCACTAACTACATCACGAACTTCAACTTCTTGAATCAGTATCTTCCTGATACCTACGAGAAGGAGTTCGAGCGCTACGGAAACCGTTCTGTAGCTTCTTTCTTGCGTATGGTGGGTGCAGAGATGCCCTCTAACTCTGACCTCATCAAGTGGGCAGAGCAAGGTCGTCTGCACACCAAGTACACGAACGTAACCTCAGCTGCTGCTGCTGGTTCTGACACCGCTACTTTGACGGTGAACGATACTCTCGTTCCCAACACTGGTGGTATCGCTGTTCGTGTTGGTCAAACCATCATGATTTCGCAGAACTCAGCAGGTTCTTCTAACTTCAACAAGGCTATCGTTACCGCTGTTAACTACACGAACGACACGATTGACGTAGCTTACTACGAAGCTGGAGGCCAGACCTTCGCTGCTGCTGCTGCATGTAGCATGTTCATCTACGGTTCAGAGTTCAAGAAGGGCACTGAAGGAATGGAGAACTCACTCGAGTCTGACGACGATATCTTCGAGAACAGCCCAATCATCATCAAGGACAAGTACGCTGTTAGCGGTTCTGATATGGCTCAAATTGGCTGGGTTGAGGTTACTACCGAGAACGGTGCTACCGGATACTTGTGGTACCTTAAGAGCGAGCACGAGACTCGTCTTCGTTTTGAGGACTACCTCGAGACTGCAATGGTTGAAGCTGTTCCAGCTGAAACTGGTTCAGGTGCTATCGCTGCCTCTGGTGCTGTTGGTAACAAGGGCTCTGAGGGTATCTTCTACGTTGTAGGACAGCGTGGTAACGTTTGGGCTGGTGGTAACCCCACAACTCTTGTTGAGTTCGATAACATCATCGAGCGTCTTGACAAGCAGGGAGCTATCCAAGAGAACGTTATCTTCTTGAACCGTCAGTTCGGATTCGACATCGACGATATGCTTGCCGCTCAGAACAGCTACGGCTCTGGTGGTACTTCATACGGCTTGTTCGACAACGACAAGGACATGGCTTTGAACCTCGGCTTCACTGGCTTCCGCCGTGGATACGACTTCTACAAGACCGACTGGAAATACTTGAACGACCCCACCATGCGTGGCGGAATCGTTGCTGGTAAAATCAACGGCTTGTTGGTTCCTGCTGGTTCTACGACTGTATACGACCAAGTACTTGGCAAGAACGCTAAGCGTCCGTTCCTACACGTTCGCTACCGCGCTTCTGAGACGGAAGACCGTCGCTACAAGACTTGGGTTACTGGCTCTGCTGGTGGTGCTGCCACTTCTAGCTTGGACGCAATGGAGGTTCACTTCCTGTCTGAGCGCGCTGTGTGCACCTTGGGTGCCAACAACTTCTTCATCTTCGAAGATTAATCCTGAGGGGGAGGGCTCTGCCCTCCCTCTTTTTTCTTTTTAATTCTAAATTCTATCATATCCAATGACTACAGAGTTTGTAGCGACAGAAGACAAAACGTACGTTCTTCGTCGTCCCCACGCCCCCCTGAGCTTTATGCTCGCCTCCCGTAACTCGCGACGCAAGCCGTTGCTTTACTTTGACGGGAAAACTAACAGAGCACTACGATACGCACGCAACCAGCGTTCTCCATTTGAGGATGAGCAGGATGGTAATGCTATCCTTGAGCCCATCATCTTTGAGGATGGCTTCTTGTTTGTGTCAAAAACTAACCCAGTTCTCCAGCACTTCCTTTCCGTACACCCCGGCAATGGTACTTTGTACGTTGAGGTGAACAAAGAGAAGGATGCCATGGAAGAAGTCGAGCGTCTAAGCGCTGAAGTCGAGGCGCTTGTTAAGGCTCGTGAGCTTGACATCGACATGATGGAATCTATCGCACGTGTTATGCTTGGAGCTAAGGTCGATAAGATGACCAGTGCAGAGCTTAAGCGTGATGTGCTTGTGTTCGCCAAGAAAGACCCATTGGGCTTCCTTGATATGCTAGCAGACCCCATGCTAGAGTTCCAAGCAACTGTTGCTAAGTTCTTCGATGCTGGTCTGTTACGTACCAGAAACAATGGACGCGACGTGTACTTCAACATGACCGGTAACAAGAGCAAGATGCTCACCGTTCCTTACGGAGAGAACCCAACGTTCATCGTGACTTCTTACTTGCAAAGTGACGAGGGCATCGAAACATACAAATTGTTGCAAAGAAACTTGCAGGAGGAATAATTCTGTTGTAAGTTTGTCCTGCCTGCCCGTCGAACTGTAGGCACCAAGTTTCAGGGATGGACTTGTTAAGAGGAGGCTGCCAATGGCGGCCTCTTTTTTTTATTCTATCTTTGTGAAAATGTTCACGCATGATAAACTCAGTACGAAATACAGTACTAGCGGTAATAAATAAAAACAACTACGGCTACATCTCGCCTTCGGACTTCAATCTGTTTGCGAAGCAGGCGCAGTTGGATATCTTTGAGAAGTACTTTCAGAAGTATAACGCTCAGATTAACAAGGAGAACGCACGTGTTTCTGGTACCGGATTAGCTGACATAGCTAAGCAGTATGAGGAGGTGATATCTACATTCTCTACGTCATCAACGTTGACTCGTGTATCTGCAAACAAGTATACGCTTCCGGCAAACTACTATCTGATTGATGTTGTCCAGTACAACCCCACTGGCGTAGAGATTGAGCCCATCTCGGAGAGCAAGCTTCGGTACATGTCATCGACGCTTATGTCTCCCACTGCCGCATTCCCGCTGTATGTTCAGCGTGGCAATAACATTGACATATTCCCGACCACAATCACGGGTGTTAGCGACGTATCTGCGTTTTACATCAGATACCCAGAGGACCCCAAGTGGACGTACGTCAGCCTGTCAAATGGAGAGCCTATGTTCAACCAGTCGGCCGTTGACTACCAAGACTTTGAGCTACCGGTTACTGACGAACCAGAACTTGTAAACCTTATCTTGCAGTATGCTGGCATATCAGTTCGCGAGGGTGACATATACACCTTTGGCGATAGAGAAGAGCAGAAAGAAGACGCAAGCGAATAATAGACATGGCATACATAACTCAGTTTCAATACTATACGAACGCTGGCAACACGCCAGAGGACGTCAACTGGGGCTCGTATCAGTACGTTAGCCTTGCGGACATCGTCAACAATTTCATGTTGATTTACGCAGGCAACCACGAGCTCGTCAACAACGCCAACCGGTATCAGGTCCTGTTCCACGCTAAGCGTGCCATACAGGAGCTGAACTACGATGCGTTCAAAGAGGTTAAGGTGCTAGAGCTTAGCGTCGATAACCAGCTTCGCTTCGTGCTTCCGAGTGATTATGTTAACTGGGTGCGCATCTCGATGTACAGCGATGGATACATATTCCCGTTGACTGAGAACATTCAGGTCAATAGTGCTGAGGCTTACTTGCAGGACAACTCTGGTAGGATTTTGTTTGACCAGAACGGAAACATTCTGAGACCACAATACTCTGGGCTTGACTACGACCGAATCACTGGTGCTCAAAAGAGTATCTACATGAATCCGGGAAGCCAGTTCAACGGACAGGCAGGATGGAACTACGACGGCACGTGGTACTTTGAGTACAGCATTGGTGCTCGCTTTGGGTTAAACACCGAGACGGCCAACCGCAATCCTACGTTCCGTATCGACAAGAAGACTGGCGTTATTAACTTCAGCTCTGAGATGATGGACAAGCTCTGCATCTTAGAGTATGTGGCAGATGGCATGGAGGGTGGTGATGCGTCGCTGATTACGGTCAATAAGTTATTTGAGGACTACGTGTACGCATACATTCGCTACGCTATCCTGTCATCTAAGTTTGGCGTTCAGGAGTACATCGTGAACAGAGCGAGAAAAGAGAAAACTGCGCTGCTCCGCAACGCAAGAATCCGTATTAGCAACATGCACCCGGGTCGCCTGCTCATGAACTTGCGCGGTCAGGATAAGTGGCTGAAGTAATATGAACATACAGAACAACTTCCTCAGGGGTCGAATGAATAAGAGTCTCGACGAGAGACTCATGCCTCCGGGAGAATACCGGGACGCACTGAACATTGAGGTGTCTTCAGTAGAGGGCACTAATGTTGGCTCTGTTCATAATGTGCAGGGCAACACTCAGCTGACTACGCTTGAATACGATGGTGAGACACTTGCTAATGCCATATGCATTGGTGCCATAGCCAACGAGCCTAAGGGCATAATGTATTGGTTTGTCCACGCTCCGTCAAATGGTGTGGATATGATTGTATCATACAACGAGAAGATTGAGGCACTCACATATCACGTGGTATCATTGAGTGTCTTGAACTTCAATCCTCAGTACCTAATTACTGGTGTCAACATTATTGACGACCTACTTATCTGGACCGATAACTATAATCAGCCGAGAAAGATAAACGTAAACCGCTCATATCCAGTACCATTACTTGGTAACGATGCCATCACTGAGGCTGACATTGCATTGATTCAAGCTCCTCCGGTGTCGGCTCCAACAGCATTATTGACTAATGCCTCTGGGTTTGAAAACTACATTGACACTAGATTTGTTTGTTTCGCCTACAGGTACAAGTATATGGATGGCGAATACAGTGCGCTATCTCAATTTTCCAATGCCGCATTTATTCCAAGTGAGTTTAATCTGAGTGAGGACACGTTCACGAACAGTGGCATGACGAGCGTATTTAACGCTGTAGACGTATCGTTCAATACGGGCAGTAGTAACGTCGTTGGCATTGACTTGTGCTTCAAATTAAACGACTCAAACGTAATAAACGTAATTGAGAAGTTTGATAAATATGACCAAGGCTGGACTGATTACATTGATGTATCGGTTAAGTTCTCGTCGAACAAGATATACACCACACTACCCGAGAGTGAGTTGTTGCGCGTGTATGACAATGTGCCGAGAAAGGCTAGAGCTCAAACATTGATGGGTAACCGAATTA